CACCACGGAGCGAACTTCGCCATGAGATCCTTCACGATGTCCGACGCCGAGACCATTGTGTAATCGCCTACCGGTCGCCGACGATTCAACCACGCCGTGTAATCCGTACAGGTAACGTCCCACAGAAGTTGATCGGTTTCTCCGTCATCTTCGTATCGCTGCGATACCGTTTGAACGACACCCGCAAAGAGTACAGTAGATGCGTCATCTCGAAATACGAATTCCTCTCCTGCCAATGGCGGCGAACTGCGACCATCTACCGTGAATGAGCATGTCGATGGAGCGTTGATACTTTCGGAGATACGAATTGACGGATTACGTCGCAGGTCCTCCCCTCGAGTAAGCAAGGTGTAGTTGAATGCTCCTCGAAGTGTAACGCCATCGACTACCAGATCTGCTGGTCCAAATGGACGTGATGGTGTAACGATCGACAAATGTTGCGAATCAATTCGATTTACAGTGGGCGGGGTAACTCCACCAATCGTAACTACAGGCGCGGGTTTGAAATTTACACCGATGACTTTAATCACCGTCCCACCTGCGATAGGACCGTAATTCGGTGTCACAGAAAAGATCACCGTATCGTAGTAGGTAAACGCATTCGCAAGCGTACTGAACTGTCCATTCGGATTCGTTACTACGATATCGACTAACTCCACTACATGCGCTGGTGCCACACAGGTGATCGTATTGATGTCCACCAAAACGATACTGGTAGCTGACGTACCTCCAAATAAAACCGTTGGTTTCGTCCCGATTGCATTCGAAAAGAAATTCGTCCCTGTGATTGTAACTGCAACTCCCCCTGCTGCACGATCCGAGTTCGGAGTGATCGAATAGATATACGGCGATGTGTCATCGCCGAATGTCTGGGATCGAAATCGTCCCGGACCGATTGGTGGATTTACAATGACGGCCATACTAGTTCAGCAAGGTGAGTGCGTACTGCTGTAAGGTCATTGACCCAGTTGCTACCGTCTGCGTAAAGAAGAGATCAACGACATTGGAGATCGTGCTGTCGAATCCAGTACCCACTGCGGGCGTCGAATTCCACGGCAGGTTTGCAACCACTCCGCCAACCGGCATCGCGGTACCCTGACCTTTGATAGCCTCGCATGTCAGTCTGCCGTGGCCCATGAAGTTAGCTGATGTAGTGGCGCCGATCGCACGGCACGTCAACATGATCTCCAACAACCAACCCACGTTGGTGTGACCTGCAGCGGTATCGAGCAGTACCGCCAACGAATCGAATACCAGAATAGCACCAAAACGTACATCAAACCGCATGGTACCTGGTGTGGTGATGACCGACGACATCTTGCCACATGCCTCGATCTTAATGACGGATCCGATTGACAACACATTCGCTGGCAACGTAAACTTCGCCGATGCCGGTATCGCGGACGCGGCAGTGCCGGCGGTGTTCGCGACACCATCGGCTTGTGCGCTGATGACTACTTCAGAGAAGGAACGTCCGTACAGCATACTGTCTCCTTAGGCGGCACCGAACTGGCGACGCTGTTTCAATTGGCGCATGAACTCGCGACTAACTTTTCCGGCCACCTCTCGTTCGGTGCCATTGACATTGATCTCGACATTGAACGTATCACCACCAGATGCGGCCATTCCATTTGGCAGTACCTGACTTCCCAACGGGAGACGTACGACTTCCGGACCATTCTCACCTACCATGATCGTACCGCCCTCGGCGAATCCTGCCACTCGGGGTCCAGGACTCGGTGGTGGTGGCCATTCCGGATGCTTGGACCACAGCATCGCTTGCTGGAAGGAGTACCCCTTCTTCAGGAAGTTCTCGACCAATCCAGGATCCGCACCCATCCCACGTGCGGACGCAGCAAAATTTTCGCGGGTAACTTCAAATGAGCCACCCATCGCCATATTCGCTTCCTTACGCTCCTTCTCCGCTTTCGCCGCAGCTGCCTGCGCATCGGCTAACTCTTTCGCTGCCGCAGCCGCTTGATCGAATGCGTCTTTGTAGGACTTTCCCATCCCACGTGCCGCATCTTCCAGATCCCTTGTCTTCTGGAGTTGAGCATCAAGTGCTTCACGGGTGAAATGCAACGACCCAGTTTGCATTTGATTGTACGTTTCTCGCGCCGCTTCGGCTTCCTGCCGCATCCCTTCAATGGACGTACTCGACACGGATGCCCAGTTCGCTGCGAGGCCTTTCAAGGTTTCGTCGGCTACCGCACGCAATGCCGCATAATGCTCCTTATACTTCGGATCGAGTTTCTCGAGTGCAGCTACTGCTGTATTGAATCGTTGTTCGACTTCCGCTTTGGCTGCGTCTCGAGCAGTACCGGTATTCTTAACTACGATCGACGCGTACTCCGCCCACAGCTTAGCGGTTTCTTCCAAACTTTTCTTCTCGATCTTCGCAAGTTCATCCGCAATCTTGCCGCGATCCAACATACTCTTTTCGACTTCTTTGTGCGCTGCGGCAAGCTTCTTTGTATTGGTATCGAGAATCCGAGTAGCCTCCGAATCCTTGTCGGTAGCGCTGGCTGCGGCTTCCATCGCATCTTTGACACGGAACAATGTTCCGCCAAGTTTGTCAAGCGTCTTATCGAATTCAGAATGTCCGGTGACTCCTTTCGCAGCTTCTTGTGTTTCGGCAACTAACCCAGCAGTGGTTTCTTCGATCGCATCACGGAACCCCCGCCACATGGCGGTGGTCTCAGCGGATCCGACTCCCATCATCTCCGCCGCTTCTGCGGCTTTCAGACCAGCAGATCCGAGCAGTCCGATGACATTTGAAATCGCACCTTCAACTGCGAGTACTGCCGTCTTAATGACCGACCACGCGACATGGACTATTCGCGCCGTTTCTACGGCACCGATACCGAAATCGATCGCAACGATCGCTGCCTGCTCCACTGCATGAACGATATTCTTGATCGAATCCTCGCTGTCACCTCCAAACGCATCCATAACCGCTACACCGGCTTCTTTCATACCGGCGGCGAACACGGACGATTGAGCAATGGATTTCGCCAGATCATCAATCCAATTCTCAACAACAACCCGGCTCGCGTCAAGTTGTTCCCCAAAGTCACGCTCTTGCTGCCCGGCATCTCTGACCGCACGATTCAAGATATCGAGCACGGCAATACGATGCGCTTCCGCCTTTCCCGTCATCGACAATTTCTCAGCGGTGGTACCCAGCGACTTGGCGAAGTTGTCTTCAGCGTCACCGACGTCGACCACTCCGGTAGCCATGGCCAACGCACGTGTACGACCCGTGACCATAGCGTTGGATACCAGATCCAACATCTCTTGTGTTGTACCTAACCCCCTATTCTGAAGTACGAACGCAGCTTCACCGAGCACACCGAAATCTTGGGCGGTAAGCTTCACCCCCGCCGACAACAACCGTGCGGCATCCTTGGCCAACATGAAGTTGTCGATCGTACCTTTCGTACCAGTACGCAACTTCTCCATGATCTCACTGGCGCCCTCGGCACTACCTGCAAAATGCTCGAGAGTCGCATCAACGTCCGCAATATCAGCACCGCGATTACCGAGTGCGATTACTGCAGCAGTAACCGCACCAATAGCTGCAGTGGCCAATCCCACAGCCCCAGCCGTTGCTATGAGACTTTGTTGAGTTTCTTCTGAGAAATTACTGAGCGCGGCTTTGGCCAACCCCAGCTTGCTGGTAAAGTCGTCCTGAAGATCGATTAAACCTTTGACAACGCCGATATCTGTCAATTTCGACCTGCCTTCGCCGCGAAGATCGCGTTGTTCACGAAAATCCAATCATCGATGACTCGTTCCTGAAACTCCACCGGTTGAGCTATCGGTATCGATACAGAATCGTAATCACCAAACGGAAGCATGAACTCACGCAATTGCTTACCAGTTCGCATTAATGCTTGCACGATATGCGCCGCGTTCCAATCCGCCCGCTCATCTGGGAAAGGTTCAAGTTCTTCGAACATTCGCCATTCCTCAAATTGAGTCGACGACATCTCACGGAGCATCCGATCGACGTGTACGATACCGAGTGCCCTAGCGAGTCGATAGGCGAAGCGGCGACGACCGCCCCGCACTAGGCGTTTTTTAGTATCGCCCGACCTTCCGCACCCATCCCATTCAGTCTAAGACAGATGCGTTGCAACCGATCCAACACTCGGAAGTTCTTCTTCCGCATACGTGCGAGATCATCCATGGTGAAGAGGAGCGCACCGTCCTCATTCACTGCACAGAAGATCAGAATGACGGACATCCCATCAACTCCATGGGTTTCCATCGCCGTGGTGAATAACTGCGTTCGTTCCGCATCCATTTCAAGGAGACGAAGTTTTCCCGGAGCGCCGTCAGCCGGCCACTCCGGGATTTCAACGATCTCCTCTTTGAGGTCTGGTGCATCTAATACGCTCGTTGCTGAGAGAAGTGTCATGGTGGTGACTCCTTGTTGATTTACGAATTACGCTTCTGTAACGACGCCGGCCCATGTGAGCGCCAACGACGCACCCTGTTTCCCGTCCACTGGGGCGGGATCGAACTTGAACTGCTGAATATAGGCAAACCCAGTTCGTGTCTTTCCAGACGGAAATAGAATCTGCCATGCGTTCTTCACGTTGCTCGTGATGTCCGCCAGAATGAGGATATGCGTGGCCTCCGATGCCACGTAGTTGATCTTCATCGTCGGATCCATCTGCCGCAAGATACCGAGCACATGGCTCTCCGAACCGTCGTTGTGCGTCGATGTCTCGATCTTGTTCCGACTCATTCCCCCTGGATCGATTTCCGTCAACTCAGCAACGGTCACGAATGCGGTCGGTGTCGCAAACGGTGCCCGCTTGATGAGGATCCCAGTAGTTGTTACAGCGTTTGACATGAACGTTTCTCCTTAGACGGATGAACCGAATCCTTACACGCTGGAGCCGAGAATCGCGAGATCGAAGATGCACGTACCCGCCGACGGTGTGACCTGGAGGATATCCGCGGTGCCTGCGGTGATTGCCCAGCCGACCGCGTCCGGCGCATATACGAAGAAAATGCCACCAGGTTTCACCGCCCAGGTGTGTGTGATGGCACCGAATCCAAGCGCAGGCGATGCCGCATCGTTTCCGATGATGACGTTGCCTGGATTCGCCGCTGCCGCGATCAGCAAAATGGCCTTGACTCGTGCGAGGACGAACGCACCACCGAGTGCATCAAGCAACGCACCAGACAGATCGTAGTCAAACGCACCGGAGATCGACTTGGCTGCGTCGGTATAGATGCGATCTGCTTGATTCGCACCGGTACCCGATGGTACCGCAGCTGTGACACCCGTTTCGACGGATGCTTGCGCGGAGGCCAATCCAACCGTATTGGCAAGGATTGACCGAAACTGAAACAGAATGTTAGACGTAACAGTCGCTGCCATGGCTAGAACTCCTTGTTAGCTAGTTGCTGGTGATACACGTTTCTCGCTTTCGATGTTGAATACCAGTCGGACTCGAGCTTTGTCGTCCAACGGTAGCTCCATCACTTCCTGCTTCGGACGGCATTTCCGCCACCATGTGCCATTCACAAATTTATCTACGAAATTCAACGCCGAATACGCGGTCTGTATTGCTGTTTCTGCGTCTTCGTATTTTGCGGCACGGCAGACGATTTGTGCGGACGGACGTTCGTACGCTATAGCAGTTCTGGATAGGTTGTGCGTTCCTGATTCACCCTCCCCTCCGGTTGCGATGATTGAAGTATACGGTCCCGAACCCGCCGGGATGATCGCCTTCTGACCCTTGAAGATCTCGAGACCGTACGTGCCCAATCCCGCATCTTGGAGCAGAACCACGAGATCGGCTGTGAATGTTGATAGTGCCATAGTTACAACGCCTTGTTCAAATCAATACGTGCGGCGATCCGATCCTTCATGTGCGGTGCGCTATCTTTCAACGGGTTCTCGATGTACTTCCATTCTCCGTTTGTATGCTGCAAATCGGGATCCTCGTGGATGATCAACGCATATTCGTCTTGTGCTTGGCTTGTAACGATCGAACACACGATATGCCGTCCATTTCGTTGCGGACCTTCCATATGGATCCCATCGGCCAGGTCTCCGCTCAACTTCGGGCACACACGTTGACATTCCGGAACTTCGACCTCCTCAACTTCTTGCGCAAGCGCGCGAGCGAACTCATTCGGCGAAAATTTAATGAGCTTTTCCAGATTCCG